GGGGGTATTAGTTGTTTCAAATTCTTGCAACATACTGTTCATATCTTTCAATATACCATTTCTGGCTCCCCACAGTCCTCCTAAAATTGGAGCATTATGATAAGGATGGTCACGAATAATATGAAAATCTTTATCAGAATTTAGCCAAGCGTCTATGGCTTCTACTTCTCGTAAAGAAAGACGGCAATCTGTATCTCTGGATAAAACTACATCTACATTAGGATCTGAACATGGTATAAATCTCCACACCATACTTTTCATTGTTCCTTCAGTATTCATTTCTATGACTTCAGCATTGCTGTACTGTTTTAATTTATTAATTGCGTCTTTGTTTGTGCTTGTTCCAACGTAAAATCTACAAACCCAATCAGGAAGAAGTTGCTGGGCTAATGCACAATTAGCTATTGCTCCTTCTGTATACATGGGTTCATTTCCCCAAAGACTAAATGTTATTAGTTTCATTTTAAATATTCTCGCAAAAATTCATTTTGTTCCATGTAATTTTTTCCGTGAAACCCAAAAGAGTTTTGTAAATTATGATCTTCGGCTATCGGTATTTCTACAGAAAATTTCTTTGCTAATTCTACTGGAGCAAATTTAATTCCATTCTCTTCTAAGTATTTTCTTATTGTTGCGCTAATAAATACGTCATCATTAGTTGTTAAATATTGCGCATTTGGTCCACTTAAAAACACAACATTTTTTGTTAAATTATATAATTTTTTAGATCGAACAGAAAATCCTCCATTTCCAACTAATGGAGTTCCACCACACCAATTACATGTTGCTGGCCAAGGAGCTCCAATATAATCGTAATTTAAAAACTCATCATCCCAATTTGTGTTGTTTTGCATAAAACCATCTGTCTGGATATGAATTATCTTTTCGTCGTCAAAATAATCACCCAATCCATTGAATAATAAATTAGAATATTGAATATAATTTAATTTTGGTATTGTATAAATAGTCCAATCATTATTTTTATATTCGTGATTAGCAGTTAAAAATATTATTTTGTTTATTTTAATTTTTAGTGGATCTATATGGTTTTTAAAAATATTTTTAATTAAATTTTCATATTCAATAGTTTCTTTACCAAGACCGTCTAAAAATAATAAAGACAAACTCATTTTAAATCCTCTAATGTATGGTGTTCTTTTGGTCCTACCCAATATGGTCCAGGAACTGTTGGTGGATTTTGTCCTCTGCCTACATGTTTATGCCACGTTTTAATAGACTTTGCTGGATTATATACACGGTAACCTGCTTCTTCAAAACACTTCATTATTCGAACATCACAAGCATAATAACCTATTGGGAATGTTCCATTTGTAACTTTACATTTTCCTAACCATCCCCACGTATCGTTTGATTCTGGTGCCGCCTTTCCGTCCATATGAAATCCAGTTATCATATAATAATCATCTGGAGTGTACCACCGACTTAATCCTATTGCTATTTCTGGAGACATTTTATCTTTTAGCAAATTAATTGTCTCATCAAACCAAATATCAGTATTGCATATTAAATTAATTTCATTATCTTTTGTTAATTTATTACTAAGCTCAAACACTTCTTGATACTGTAAACGATTTGAATCTGTATAAATTATTTGTAATTTATTTTTAATCTGTGCATCCATTAAATATGAAGGAATATTTTTGCTATTAGTTATTGCATAAATGTTATTAAATAAATTAGAATTTATATTTGATTTAATACAAAAATCAAATTCTTCTTGTCTAGCTACTGATTTAGAATTAAAAAATTCAAAAAAAAGATTCATTTCTTTATTCGCCTGTTTCTGCTTTTATTCTATGTTCTGTCATACCCATATCTCGCAATCCTTGCTTTTTGTGTTCATGTTTTGCTATTCCCATCGTAATATGCCGATAAAAATTAGGATTTGTGTTTTGTGTAGTACAATATTGTTCATCTAGTGTGAATATTTTTAATGCATTGGCATTTAATATTGGTAAAACGTAGTCTACAAATACTTCATGATCAAAGAAATTACCACCACCACTTATGTTTTTTTCGCATTCTTCCACCCAACGAGACAAAACTGCTACTCCTTTTTGGTTATAATTAAAAATAATTGGAGATGCTTTAGGTGGTCTATTTAAATTTATATTAGATCCATATCCGGGAAAACATAATCCAATATCGTATTGTTCTTCTGATTTTAATAGTTCTGGCATACTCGTGTGTATAGTGCTATCGATATCTATCCACATAACTGGTTGTTTTAGTTTTAAAATAGTATCTAAAATAAATTTAGGTTTTTTTAAACAATTTAACCGATAATTTTGAGAACTATTTAATTGTTCGATATATGGATCTAAATTATTATTTTTACAACATAATAAAAAATTATTATAAGCTTCTGTATAATAATTTAATCCAGGAAGATCGGAGTAAAAACTTATTATTTTAATATTTTTCATATTTAAAAATCTCCTCAAATAAAACATCATCGGCTGTTTGTAATTCCTGAAGAGCTTGTAAATTGTTTTGTATTGCTTTTTCTTTTGATAACCACAATTCTCTATTGATTGAATTTAATATTTCTTTTTCGTTACCTTTTTCTAATCTAATTATTCCATTTTTATCAAAAATAGATGGTATATTCATTGTGCCATAATAAATTGGTATTGTTCCTGTAGCAAAACAGTCTGTTAGTTTTTCTGTGTAGTAATCGTCATATAATGCATTTTCTATAACAATATTAAACATGTAGTTTTTCATTCCTTCTAATTTTGTATTCCAAGGATTTCTAGGATCTACTACTGTTCTTTTGCTTCCATGTGCTCCACCATAAACATCAAATCCATTATTAATTGCTATTAGTGCTATTTCGTGTCTATAAATATGACCTTGGGTTGCTAATTTTGGTGAGGCAAACATAGAACATATTTTTGTTTTTTCATTTTTATAATCCGACCATTCGTTTTTTTTAATCCACGGGTAATTACTACCATTGGGAACATATTTAAAATTATCATTTAATCCCAATAATTGCTTATCGCATGTAAAAATTTTATTATAATAATTATTAAATAATACTTTATAATTGTGAATTAAAAAATTATAAACTTGTGGAATAATGTCTTTTGATTCACAAATCCAACCAAATCTTTTATGTTTTGGTGTTTGTGGATCTGGATGATATAGCAACCCATTATCAATATGAACATCGACCGCTCCGTTTTCTTGAACCCAATTAAATTTTTTTGGTTTTAAATTTGAACACGACGAATATAGTGTTTCAAATGGAGCACCAATTCCTCTTATTTTGTACCCGGACTCTGCCATTGTATTAATTCCTCATTCATTCCTAAACTTTTCAGTGCTTCTTTTTTAGAATCTACATCCGCAAGACCCATAATAATAACAGAATTTTCGTTTTCGTGTCCAGGCCAAACACAGTATTCTGGACCAATAAATTTCATTCGAAATCCGTCTTTTTGATAAAAACTGTGAAGTATTCCTATAAGAGCTTCGTGATCAAACCACTGACCACTTGCTGCCATTTTTTTAGACAAAAAATTCCAGTGTTGTAAAAACTCTAAACTGTTTGAATTAAATCCAAAATAAATGGGAGACGCCTTTGCTGCGTGTAATTTGTTTGTAGAACACGCCACAGCTACATCTGTATTATTTGTAAACATATCAAAAACGTTCAACGGTTTGCGAACATCTGAATCTATGTCTAGCCATACAACAGGTTTTTGTTTTTGTACCAAGAGCTGGTAAATAAATTGAGGTTTACTTAGACAGTTTTTTTGGTACGAACCTAATGATACCTTTTCTCGAAGATCGTTTGGTATACCAAAATTATCTAACTGTGTTTTTAGCCGTTTAGCGTGATCGCTGTAATACGTTTTACCGTCTATATCACTATAAAAAGAAATCACTTCAGTTTGCATGATTAAGAGTTTCCTATATGGTATTTAGGCACAAGTTGCCAATCTTTCTTTTCTTTGTGAGGAATAATTTTTAATTGAGCTAAAGATATGATGGGTTCAGTGTATTCTTCGGGTTCAACCGCTTCAACTAGTCCCCATTCTACTAACAACTTAACAATCATGTTACGACGACCAAGATCTGTATCGTCTATATCGGTTTCAAGACCGTCCAGATCAAGCATCTCTTTAAAGTGCATGATGGCGTAACGTCCTCGTTTGTGAAGAATGTGGCAACTTTGGTATAGCTTTTTTTCTTTTTTGGACGATACACCCATGCGGGTAAGCGTCTCTTTGACCTTAAGGAAATCGTCTTTAGTCTTTAGTCTGACTTCCACTCCAAGGCCGTCAAAAATATCTTCGGGTTCCATAATAATCCGCTTTCATTTAAAAATTCAGTAACACGGAATTATTTAGGAATTTTGGTATTTGCCCCACCTGTGTCTATCAGAGCAAAAATAGCTTTCCAATCGTCGTCTGATATCAGTTCTGCTGCTTGTTTAGCCTTAGCATGGGAATACCCGTATAAAGTCTTTAGGGCGTCTATACGCTCATTGGACTCGTCCTTGAGCCATTTGCTGAATCGCTTACGGGGCCGAACCGACTGAAGCAAGAAATCGTACTGTAGCTTCTTACCCAGTCCCGGTAACCGGTTCATCTCGTTTGCCAAGAAAATGGTATCGGAAAAGTATGATAATCCTCGGTTGGCTAGGAATGGATTGTACTGCCGTTCCGTTTCCGGATCAGCGTCAATTATGGAATTTTTGGTTTGATTTATGGAATTTAAAAAGTCAAAGGGGTTCATTTAAACTCGCAGTTCATCATTAGTTCCACCATAAACGCACACAGGTTAATCTCCTGATCCGCCACAAACGCAGTCTTGTATTGGTACTCACCAATAATAACCACTGCTTGTGGGATGCTCTTGGGCTCTAGATGCTCATATAAGCCATCGTAGACCTTTCTAAACACGTCCTGCGGGCTGTTGTCTAGGTTGCTGGCTACCCATTTACGGATTTCCGTAAAGTTCTTGGCCTTTAGGTAATCCATAAGTTCCTTAACATTCAGTTCGCCTGCAGTGCTCAGAATACCAATATCGATTACTCCAGCAGCAGAATACCGTTGTAGTTCATTCAGGGTACGCCTAAAATCCGGAAAATACTTGACCACAACCCGAGACAGGACCTTAAGATCGTATTCGATGCCTTCCTCGTCTAGAATAGCCTGACAACGGATAAGGAACTGCTTGGCCAGTTCTGGACGTTCCTTGGACGGGAAGTTAAAGTCAACCACCGTACAACGAGAGTGAATAGGTTCAATAATCCTGTTCTTGTAGTTGCAGGTAAGGATAAACCGACACGTCTTGGCAAACTCCTCGATAGCCCCGCGAAGGGCTGGCTGGATGCTTTGGGCATTGGAGTAGTCAAACTCGTCCAGAATTACAATCTTCTGTTTAGCGTCTTCGGACAGAGATACTGTACTGGCAAACTGACGAATCTTGGTTCGGAGAGTGTCAATATTACCGTCTTCAGAACAATTAATAATAATGTAATCTGCTCCCAATTGCGTACACAGCGCACGAGCCACCGTAGTCTTGCCCATACCGGGCTTGCCTGCTAGAAGTAGATTAGGACACTCTCCGCTCTGAATGATAGCGTTAAAAGTATCCTTAAGATCTTGTGGAAGCACACAATGATCAATAATTGCTGGTCGATACTTTTCGACCAACAGTCCAATAGCGTTGTTTGCTGTTAGCATATTATTCCTTGTAGGTACTGCTCGCGTCCATTGCTACCCAATACTTCACAGGGCGACTAGCATGATTAAACTGTCCAATCACACTCTTAGACAGAGCAACATGGTAATCACCGTCCAACATCTTCATATTCTCAAGTTTAAAATTAAACGAGAAATCTGCTCCTGCAGTATTGTCTCCTACTTCAATAGAAAACACGTTGCAAGTAGGATCCTTAAGATCCTTGACCACTGCTAAAACTTTGTCATCATCAGACACAAAACACAGATCAGGATTACCCAGAACCGCACCTGCTCGTTGAAGTTCGCGGAAGTCGTCGTGTGTTAGATCAAACTCCACAGCAGCATCCACCTTCTTAATACTCTTGGTGGGATACGATAGAAGCTTGGGATCAGAGTAGTAATACTTAACCTTGGAACCACTGGCTCCGGTAATAGTCACGTACTTGTCTTCAAAACTAAACTCTGGATCTGTGAACAGAGAAATCACTCCTAGCAGCTTGTTAAGATCCCAGATACCAAACTCCACGTCGAAAGTTTCTTCTACCTCTACCTCAGCCATGATATTTTTGGTGGGAGACATTGTAGTAATTTTGGAACCGGGTTTTACGTATAGATTAGAGTTAATACCACTGAAATTCTTCAGGATATTAAGAGTGTCTTTAGAAATGTTTGTCATTGCTTTGGTCATAATATAAAAATCCTTTTATTTGTCAAATCGTTCAAAGTTTTGAAAGTCTTCATTATCGTTTACATGGCCATGACGTAAATCATTTAACCAACCTTGTTGATTGGGTTTACGCCCGCGCTTCTTTTTTCGACGGGCCGAAGCTTCTTTGTGTTCTCGCTTCCAACGCTCATATTCCGATTCAGGTTCAGGTGTGTACATCAAAACTCCTCTAAATGTGGCATTAACGTCTTCAGTTTATGATCAATAAAATACTGAAGCAGTTTCTGTCTGCCTTTTCCTTTCTGTGATTCATAAGTGTCTAGAATGCGATCTTGTAGATCTTGTGGTACATTACTCATATCAATCAATGTGCTATTCCTGATGTATTTAGGATTTGTATAAAATTCAGAACTTTCTGAATCTTTCTTTAGCTGCTCAATTCGCTTTTGTGTCATCGGCGTTTGTCGCTTACCGTCTTGTACAAAAGTGTCGTCATCACTAAGAATATTAGGAATTCCATCACTGGAATCACCTCCTATAACGTGTTCAAACAAAAAACCACGTGGGTCTGAACACATAAGATATTTATCTGTAGTAGGACTATACTGTTCTACATTCGAAAAACGTTGAAGTTGTTGAAAATCCTTATCATTAGACACGATAAGAATTTTTTCACTTTGTGAATACGTCTTGCACAAGGTGTAAATAATATCGTCTGCTTCTGCCCCTTGAAGCCTAATACTAGGATATGGAAATACTTCTCGAATTTCTTCACGAAGACCGTCAAGAATTCCAAATACAGCTTTCCATTCTTGGGCATTCTTAAGTTGTTGCTTTTTACGATTGGCTTTATAATGCGGGAAAAACTGCTTTCGCCAGTAGTCACTTCCATCATTACAAATAATCATTTCGCCGTATGAACGAAACTTGGTACGGTACTTTCGATACGAGTTAAGAACTGTATGACGAACGTAATCTTCATTTAAGGGTTCGCCATCTTTTGCTGCTTGAAAAATGTTAGCCAGGATAATTTGGTTATTGTCAATAAGTAACATGATTTAATTGTATCACATAAAAAAGAAAAGTCAATAGATTTGTACCCATTGTTCAGAATCAGTATCGGAAATGTATTTGTATAATTTTCCAGTATCGGGATTAAACCACTCATCTCCAGCTACTACTCTGGATGGAGGAGTACTACCAGTAAAATAAGTTACGGTAGTCCCTGTTCGTTCTCCTGCTAATGGTTCCCAACCAGATCCTTTGTGCTCTGGAGATTTGCATAAATCAGGATTTCGTATAGCAATATACGCTTCACCATTTTTATATACAATATCGCCTTTGGTGTATTGTATACAGGTACCGGTGGCATCTGTTACTTTAAAAATTATAGGAGAATTAGCCATTTAATATTTCTTTAAATTCTTCTAAAGTAGTTATCATTTGCTTAATCTTACGCTTACCAAGGAATGAAAATCCTTCTTTTAGGTCTTGATCTTGGCCTTTATACGCTACTTTTAGTTCCTTAATATGAGGATCAAATACTTTGGTTAAACGTTTAAAGTGTACAGGTTTGATTCCTTGCATACGCAACCATTCGCTATGATCTACGTTCTTCAAAGCATCTCGCACAGCAAGACCGTACAATTCATCAATACGACTCTCAACGGTACCCATATATTCTAAACTTTTCTTTAGTACGCGTTCTTGAACATTCACCTTTTCTTTATTAGGATCTTCAACTTTTGCTGGACGAAGTAGACCGTGTTGAATGATTTGATCCACATTACGCTTAATCATTTCCAGAGTTTCTGGTCGAAGTTTACCACCCAAATTCATTATACGACAACGGCTGCCGATGTAGATAAACTCCATAGCATTAATATCACACGCCATTGCTGCTTTAATATCTTTCTTGGAGTATTCGTTTTTCATCATCCAGTCAATAACCCAAGGTTTACACATGTTGTTGTCACATGAATAACTATACCAGTTAATAGCCTTGAGGATTTTGGTATCGTATTCTTCTGGTGTGAGTTTATCTGCGTCCTTCCACACAGGCTCACTGCCCATGATTAAAGAGTCTACAGAATCGCCCCGACCAATACGACGAGACACCTTTTTCTTTTTCTTTTTCATACAATCCTACTAAAGTTTTTCTTCTTGTCGAATTGAACAACGTGATTAAATCTGTCTAGTAGTTGGTCTGTTTTATGGCTGATCACATAAACGTTTGCTTTAGACCCAAAACTAGACAGCAGTTTCATCAGCTCATCCACTCCACCACTGTCCAAACTGGAATCAAATACTTCATCCAGAATAAGCAGATTAGTATTGACACTGTTCTTCAACTTTGCGATCTCTCGCCATGTCAGAAGCAGTGCCAAATCAATTCTCATCTTTTCGCCTTCGCTAAACGATTCGTAACAAAACTCGTCACGATGGCGACTCTTAATGACTTCATTGAACTCTTCATCAAGATGAAAGTTTGCGTAGAAGTCCATACTATTCAGATACTTGTTCACGTATTTGTTAATTAACGGAATATAGTATTTTACAATCTTTGCTTTAATTCCACTATCTTTAAACAAGAACACCAGTTTATCATACGAACGCAGAGTGTCAAGTCCTTTCTGTTTTTTTTCCAAAAGTTTTCCTTGTTTGGTTAGTAGATCAGAAAGACGATCTTGAGCCTCTTGAATTTTAACTTGAGTATCTGCAGTCTCTACAACGGCCAGCATTTCCTGATCTAACTTTTGGTTTAGTTTGATTAGAGACTCTACGGTTTGTTCTTTAGCAGAAGCTTTAATGATCAAGTCGTTAAGTTTATTCTGAACGCTGGTAATTTTGTTCAGATTATTCTTAGACATATTAATAGCTTCTTTTATGCGGTCCAACGAGCGATGGTGCTCTTGGGCCTTCTCAGACTTCTCGGCAATGACTGTCTCTTTGTGTTCTTTACTGATGGTTTGTCTGCAAGTCGGACAACTGTGGTTTTTTTCGAAGAACTGGATATCCGCTTGTACGCTTTCAATGGTGCTTTCGAGTTTAAAGAGAACGATCTGTTGTTTCTTGAGTTCCGCATTTATTTGATCTCCTGGTTCTATTTCTACTTCTAGATCTTTCATGAGTTTTTGGAGTGCTTTAATCTCCTTAGAAAGAGCTTTAATAGTTTCTGTGTTTTCTTCTAACGTCTTTTTACGATCTGCCACGCGGTCTGATGTATTCCGCTGGTACGACTCCAACACTTCTTTGGTTGCAGAAATCTTTTCATTTACTAATAGTAGTTCAGATTCTACTGCTTGTAAATTGCCTTTGGCGGTACCGATCTTAGTTTTAAGTACTCCATTCATCTCTGAAAAGATACCAATATCTAGAATATTTTCAATAACTAGGCGACGGTCTGCAGGTGTTAACTGCATGAACGGAATAAACGAAGACGAACCAAGCACAACCACCTGTGAGAACGTTTTGTGATTCATGCCCACAATCTGTTCTTCTAAAATCTTCTGGTAGTCTTTACTCTTAGCGTCTTCGTTTAGTAGTTCATCGTCCTTGTAAATTTTGAACACTTTGGGAGCCAAACCACGCACAATCTTGTATTCGGTCTTTCCGATACTGAACTCTAGTTCTACCACACAGTTTTTCTTGTTAACACTGTTTACAAGTTGAGGAATGTTCATATTACGGAACGGTTTACCAAACAGTGCAAAAGAAACAGAGTCCAAGAACGCAAACGATTTGCCGTTGCCGTTAGAACCACACACAAGAGTTGTGTTGTTTTTGTTCAGGTTAATTTCAGTAAAGGTATTACCAAACGAACCAAAATTTTTAAAACGAACAGTCTTGAATGTAATCACTCTAAACTCTCCATGTAAATTTCACGAACAATATTCTTTAATTCTTCTTTGTTTTCCGCTTCCATCCCATCGATTTCCTTGTTGATAAGACTTAGCGTGTCCTCGGAAATGTCTAGTTCGCCCTCTTCCTTGGTTCGATCAGACAGATCCTCGATAATACTTACGTTGGCAGGTTCTGCTGCGTATAGACTGTCAATAAACTGATCGAACTTGGTTTCACTTTTCTTTTCGTACACAAGAACCTTGACGTACGTTCCCTTGTAACGGGACGGATCAAAGTCTTGAATCAGAGTCCCGTTTCGCCATTCCACATTATGAAACATCTTCATGGGATTAGGAACAAACTGAAGATCGCGGGTCTCTGTGTCCAGTACATGAAATCCCTTAATCTCGTTGGTATCAATACTGGTCATCTGGTATTGTGTGCCCAGATAATGTACGTTGCCCTTGGAGCTTTTCTTATGGAAGTGCCCTGATAGAACCAGATCAAATTTTTCTAAAAACTTGTCGTCCATACCTTCACCAAACTTTACACCGGGCATAACTTCGTAACCACTCAACTCCAAATGGCCTGCTAGAATGGTTGCTTTGGTGTCTTTAATCTTTTGCATGAACCGTTCTTTGTTTTCTTCATTGATCCACGGAACCATCAAAATAGTCGCACCATTAAAACACACTTCTTGGGCGTCCTCGTATAGATGAAACGAAGGATGACACTCTGCCAGCACTTCTTTAGGAGAGTTTAGTCGATTTGTGTTCTTG